CACCGCGCCGGATAGAATCTGCTCATCAAAGCCTTGGGTCAGATCAAAGCGCAACTTGTCACCGGTAACCTGTTTAACTCCGGCACTGGTATCCGAATTGTCCCGGTAACGCGCCTGGATGTCGAGACTGGTATAAGCGCCCAGCTGCACCACTTCTTCCCTGATGTTGGAAGTGGTTGGTAAATAAAATGACATAACTTACCCCGCTCTATAGATTTCAATTGGTGCATAGGATTTGCTGTAAAGCGTGGCGCTTGCCTCAGGAATAATTTCCACCGCACCTGTTGCATAGGTAATGGTGCCCTGTACTTTACCTTTGCTATCCACCAGATTGCCGACTTCGGCATTCACTGGAATATCCGTCAACGTGACAGAGCCCACAGCGTTTCCCAGCTGGCTGGTAAGAGGAACCTTGAGTTCAATACTGTTGGGCTGAATGGCTGCACCGGTACCGATCTTGAAATTAAGTTTCCGGTCCACCGGCATAACGCTATCGATCTGCTGGAATGTAGATGCCCCGTAGCTATAATTGATAGTGAAGACCGTATTTTTCTGCGGCAGTTTATTCGGTACCAGCCGGCCTTGACCGGTGGCATAGTTAAAGGTACCGTTGGCATCGCCACTAAACTGGCCCAGCGTATTTGTAGTTGCAGTTTTCTGTTCGCCTTCCAGCAGCCATTTTACAGTCACGCTGCCTGAGGCTATTCCTGCCTGCTGTAAATCAAACTCGAATGCTGCCGGTTCAACCGCAAGACCTGAGCGTATAAACGTAGCCAGCGGTGTACCCCACAGCAACAGAATTGGTGTATTCACATCCGGTAAAGCACCCGTCGTAATAGACCAGGAGCCGGTTTCATAATTGATATTGCCTGAACCAAATGAAGCACTCGAGCCAGACAACCGCCCGGAGCCGTCATCTTTCAGTTCATAAAACTTGCCCTGCGACATATAAGAAACTGAAAGGCTACCCGGCGCAGGCGGTGGTACCAGTACACCGGTCCAGTTGGCACTCTGGTTTTGTTGAGTGACAGGCCGGGTTTCAGACTGGAAGTACTGGTTGGGTGCTGAAGCAGGCTTAAAGGTAATACTTAAGTTTGCAGATCCTGCACCTGCAGCTTGTGTCCACTGGATCAAGCCACGCTGGTAATCAATTGTTCCAACCTGAGTACCTGAAGTGTTTTTAAGCAGTCCGCCCTGATCAGTGATCTGCTGGCCAAACAGGTTAAAAGACATGCTGGAAGGCATAACAGATGAGCCGATATATAGGTTCTGAGCGGTACCAATGGTGGTCGAGTAAGTTGCAGTAATAGCAGCAGTGTTACCCGGTACCAGTACCATACTTTCCCCGGCTGCGTTTACATCTACAATTGGCGTTTCGGTCTGGGCAGATGGAACCAGCTGGGCAAAGATACTTTCTGCATTTACAGTAAACTCACCGACTTTTGCAGCAGACTTGAGATTACTGGATGCATAGTATTTACCGGTATCGGCTACGATGGTATCCCGTAAAATCGTTTCGGACTTTTCGCCGCTATACCATTGTCTTGCAGAGAGTCCGACATAATCCTGATCGAGTGGATCATTAATGCTGTAAGTAGCCAGTTTGTACTCAACTTCCTTCCCATCGATGACCATCTTGGCAATACGGGTCTCGACTTTAGTGACGCGGACATATTGTTCATGCTGTAGTGCCTGGCCTTCTTTTGAGACCAGTACCAGCGTGCTGCCCACCGAGCTTTCGACTTCACTCAAAAACATCGCCACCTGCAGGGTTTTCATACCGGCATAATGTGTATCCAGTGGACTCCCTGCTGCCTGTCCACCCTTGGCCAGATAGTTTTCAATCCGGTTCTGGGCAGACTTGCGCTCATCAATCCACGACTTTGTACTAAACAGCAAAGCTGAGACATTGGGGTCTTTTGGGTTTTCCGAGATAAAGACCGTAGCCCCCATAAGCAGGTCTGTATCATTCGTTGTCACGGCAGGAAACAGTTTACGCAGTGACACATCACCCATGGTGCGGTCCAGCTCACTCACATCATTAAACAGGTTATTGCTCTGGCCATCTTCAATAATCTGGCCAGAGTACTTGCCGCCACCATCTTCTGTATCGCTCAGGCGCTCAGACTTATAGAGCACCAGATTTTTAGTTTCAATTGCCACTGTATAGTTCCCCCACTTCAATAAAACGTAAAGTCACGTTGTAATAGTCATCCTCAGATACAGATGGAATTCCCTTCACTGGAGCAGCTTCCAAAGCCCCGGCTTCATGGTTAAAAATCACATGAAATTCACGTCTGTCGTGCTGATACTCAAAAGCCAGAATGAATTGTTCAGATAAAGTAGACCAGTCTTGAACCTTGCGTAAATCACGACGTTTGATCCAGCCCATCGTGTTATCTGCCGGTTGCAGCACAATTGAACGACCTGCTTTTTTACGGCCCTCCTGGATAATTAGAGAACCATCAATAGCCCGACTCTGTTTCTGCTCGATGGGCTTCCATTCAAATTCATCAGACCATAAAAAACCGTCCTCAAGCGGGACGGTTTCTGATGTAGATACTCGTATTAATTTCATTAGCTACTCTTTTTTATCCTTTCCAGTTCAGTCAGGAAATCATTAAAACTGCCCTGATTAGCCTCATCCACAGGGACATTAATTGTGCGGCCATTAATAGAGATCTGGTTGATGACAGTACGTGAAGGCTCAGCAGTTGGAGTGCTGGTTTTAGGATAGCTCACGTCCGGGGCCAGATTGTTTACATTGACTCTGGAACCAGTACTGCCCGACTTGCCTGCATATTCCTCCAGCTTTTCCAGCTGCTCGGCAATGAACATGTAGTTGCCGGTCTGTTTCTGGTTGTCATATGCAGAGACACCATAACGCGCAGCATATTCATGAGAGGCTGAACGGTAATAACCACCTGCACCCTGTTGAGCCGTCTCGAATAGCTCTTTAGCCTTTTGCCGGGCATTACCGCTATATCCCATTTCAGTCAGCTGCTGCTCAATCTCATCAACTGAATAACCGTTTTTAGCCATAACTCCAGTTTTAGAGGATTTGAGCTTGCCCTGCATGGCAGTAAGCGCTTCTGACCAGGCTTCAGTAGAGGATTTGGCCTCCTCTCTTGCCACCCGGCCAGCTTCACGGTAGCCATCCTTAATACCTCGTGCAGAATTTTCAATCTGGATATTCGCCTTGACCCATTCCGAAGCCGTCTGAACCACTGCTTTACCAGTATCATCAATCTGCACCTGTAACCCATGACTTGCTGCTTTTGCCTGAACAGCTGCAATCTGGGCCTTATCTCCTGTTGCCAGTGCGGCATTTAACATCTGAATATAAGCCTGCTTAATACCTTCAGCAGTTGCCTGCCCACTTTTACTGATAACTTCAAAACTATTCTGGGCACTCACAGCAGCGCCATTTAATTGCTCTTTAGTTTGAATACCTAAAGCGGCAAATGCGGCTTGTACAGGATCAAGTACAGCAGGGAGCTGCCGCGCCTTTTCCTCAATTTTACTCAAGCCCAAGGCTACCTGATCACCTGCTACCAATCCCTGTTTGCCAAAAGCAATTAGAGAGCTCTTGGCATATTCCAGTTCGGCACGAGTCTGGGCAGTATCAATTGCTTTATTTAAATTGGCTGAAAGTGCCAGTCCGGTATCAATACCCTGAGCTTTATAAGTTTCAAGATTACTAACGACCAGCTGTACATCATTACTGGCAGATTGAAATGCAGCTGAGAAACGACCTTGAAGCTGTTCTGTACTTAGTCCGGTACGATCTAATGCCGCCTTCATCACAGCTTCAGTTATCTGAGCATTCTTTTCGGCTTCCTTTGACGTTCCTGCAAAAGCAGCTCTGGCATTCGCTTCAAAAACAACCAGGTCCTTGCCATCTAAGGCTTTGCCTAAACTTCCTTGCAATTCTTCGCCCGTAATTTTCCCTTGGTTTTTCAGGAGAATTAAAGCAGTGATTGTGTCATTAATACCTTTGGTCGAATCAAACTTCATAGCCTGAGAGACTTTCTCCAAGGCTTCTTTAGCAGGTTCACCCTTTGCAATTAATGCATCAAACTCTGTAATAAGCTTTTTGGATTGTTCGGTCAGCTGATAGGTTTTATCTCTACTCTTCTCGGCAGCTGCAGCATGTTTTTCCTTGGCCGCAGCACTTGCTTCCTGTTTCTTTCGTGATTCCTCCTCAGCTGCTGCCAGATCGCGTTCCTGCTCGGCCAGCGATTTTGTACCTGTTACTCTCGCTATAGCCCAATCGAAGAAATTTGAGCCCTGTCGGAGTAGCCATTCATCAGTTGTCTTAAAACCGTCAACCATCAAATCACTAGCGATTACAACACCGGCTGCTGCAGCACCATATGCTCCAAACCTGGATAAGACAGAAACCAATCCTGCCTTAAGGCCATTTGTGGCATTAGTAACCCGTCCAAACACTCCGGTAGCTGCTGTATTTGCAGTTGTGCTTGCATTGGTTGCAGCAGCCAGTTCGGTTTTAGCTACTGCCGTAAGATGGGTAGCACGTGTATTGGCTGTATTTGCACCGGTATTTGCAGTCAATGCTACGGTTTCTGTAGCGATAGCAACTTGTGCAGCCTTCGCTGCATTGGCTTTTTCCAGAAATACTGCTGCCATTCCAATAGCTTTATAAGCAATGAATGCCTGAGCTGCAGCAGTAAGGGTTGTAATAAGTGCATCAAGGTTTTGAGAAACAAATTTTAAGGCTTGGGCTACCTTGGCACTTGCTCCACTCGCTGCATCTGCTTCACCGATATAAATTGTCCAGGCTGTTTTCAGGTTCTCAATAGAAGCGCCAATCGTAGCTGGGAATTTATTAAACTCGGCAGTGATCACTTCACTCTGGCTTAAAATAGCTTTGGTCACTACGGCGGTGGTCAACTGTCCCTGATTAGCCATCTCACGTAATTGGCCAGTAGTCACACCCAATCCGTCGGCCATTGCCTGTGTCAGTCGGGGTGACTGTTCAACCATGGAGTTAAACTCATCACCTCGTAGTACACCTGAACCTAACGCCTGATTAAGCTGGGTAATTGCAGCTTCATTCGCTTCTGCACTACCACCACCCACCTGAATGGCGCGGTTAATAGTTTCAGTCAGTGCTAAAGCCTGCTCTTGCGGCCACTTCATCTCCTGACCAATTTTAGTCAGCCGTGCAAACAGATCACCGGTAGCCACAAGATTAGAATTGGTTTTTATGGCTACATTTGCAACATCATCCATTGCCTGTTTTAAGTTGGCATTATCACCAATCGCAATCTGAATACGGCCAGATAGCGTTTTATACTGATCAGATACCTGTGCAATTTCCATTGCACTTGTACCAATACCCACTGCAGCCAAAACACCGGTTAAAGCATTGAAGCTATTTCTTAGGCCTTCAACCTCACTTGCCGCCTGTTGCCCGAAAGTTTCTGTATCCTTAAGCTCATGGTTTGTCTTTTCCAGAGACTGATCCAGATGATCCACCACCGGTACTGCTTGCTGGGTCGCACTCTTAAACTCATTCATTGAGTTTTCAGTCAGGTCCAGAGCCTGCTCCAAGCGTTCAACTTTTTGTTTAGCCTGATTCAGTTCTTCAAGAGAAATATCATGGCTGGCACTTGATAGGGCCTGCCAAGCTAATTTAGCCTCGTTCAGTTCTCTTTCTAAAGCATTAATCGCGTTAGAGCCTAATTCACCAATACGCTGAACTTCACGCGTAGATACTGTTGCACCGCTTCCCATTGACTCGATAGCACGAGTTACAGTCTGCGCTTCACCTATTACGCCTGATAGATCTACTGCACTGAACTGCTGTAACTGGTTAATGGTCGATTGGGTGGCATTGTCCACGCCACGCATGGCATTTACAGCAACGTCCTGATAGTAATTAAATGCACTGGATGTTTCTTTAATAGCATCTTCAATACTTAGAACACGCTGCTTGGCGATTTCAATATCTTTTAAGGTACCATCCGTACTTTGCAAACGAACCAATTCAGCCTGAGCAGCTTTTAGTGCTGAGTTAAGCTCATTAAGACCTTGCTCACCAATACTCGACATTGAGCGTAGTTCACTAGCACTGATAACCGATTTGTCACCAAGAGCTTCAATTTCCTTGGCCGCTGTAAAGAATTTAGTACCTAATATTTCCGCCAGCTGAATTGTATCACCTGGAATGGCTTCACCGATTTCAAAGCCTGCCTTATTTGCCTTAGTTGCAGTATCCTGAAGTTCGCTACCAAGATTATTGATCTTGCTGGCAGCCTGATCAGCTTTCTTCTGCAAATCATCAGGAACTATTTTTCCAATTTCTTGAGCAGTCTCTTCAGATGCAGCCTTCAGTTTTTCAGATTCCTGTTTTATTGCGGTATAAATAGCCTTGGTAACACTTTCAGATTCCTTGATATTCGATACATAGTTCTTAGTATCAGCTTCCATCACAATTTTAAAGGTTAATTCTTTACCGGCCATATTGTTACTCGCAATAAAAAACCCACCAAATGGTGGGCTATATGAAGTGATAAAAATTTAAATTATTTATTCAATGGTTGATCCGCAATGCTTACATTTTCGAGCATCTTAACCGACTGGTCTAAATTATCGCAATGTGAAAGAACATCCTTGTTCACTTATATCTCTTTATTCTATGCACTCATGTTCATATCTATCAGGTATTTCTCTGCCTGTGCATGGGTAATCGAGATCAAACTACATCTACAACCTTCTTGCGGTCTGCTCCAATGCTCAACAGCATGTTCTTGAAACTCCTTATCAAGAATATTAAATACTTTGCTACTGAAACTTTTACAAGTTTCCGGGGTATGGTCATCAATGATGGGGACCCATAATAAGTAGCTTGAGTTCTTATCCTTGCTATGCTCATAAATATCTTTAACGACCAGACAGTTAAAAACAAACATCTGTCTATTTGCAAACCAAGCGCGATAATCACGACTGTTTTCTAAAAGCGCCCAATTTACATGAGGACGAATATGGTTAGGCACTAACGAAATATATCTTTCAGCAAATTTCTTGAATAAAAGACGATTACTTTTCAGCCTTTCATTGTCCAGATGACTCAGGATATCTAAAATTTCATGCTTAAAAAACTTTGAGTCGGCACCGCATGCCACACCCATATTCACTAACTCTCTCTGCTCGTCACTGCTGAATGAGTCAAACCATTTCTTATATGCTGCTCTACTTTCCGCTGTTAATACTCTTTTCATGATTAAGCTCAAGTGCACTCTTATAATGCCGACTATTCTAATCGGAAATGGTAAATTTAATTATGTGAAAATGTTACATAATTCACACTATTTCTTCTTTTAGCTCATCAAGAAACTTCTTTAGTTCTTTAGCAGATGCATGCTGAGCGGTTCTCACTACACTGGTCATTGCCGCAAGCTTATTCCGGTAATCCTTTTGGACTGATTTTAGATACTCACTATAAGTGCCATAAGTCATATTCATGATTTCGGTATGAGTATGGCCAGCACTGATCAACAACTGGAATGAGTCAAACCAGGTGGAATCATTGTCTTTTGTTGCCTGCTTTTTATTACGGCGTTTAGGCTGATCCTCTTTAAAATAAGCGCCGTTGACCTGCAGTACTGCTGATAAAACTTCTTTAAATTGCTGTTCCGATATTGTGGCCAGATCAATTAAACTAGCTACTGGAAGCTTGGTGGCCAAACTACAAATACCCAGCACTTCAATTGAATGAGTCTTAAAAATCTCGGTTAAAATCTCATCTGAATAATTTTTTCCTTTTAAAAAGCCTTTTACCTTTTCCGCATATACCGCCCATTGGTCAAAATCTTTTATCTGGATCTGGTGAACTTCAACATCATTCACTGTGATAGAGCGATTAGCTGCTAGAAAAAAATCATTCATGATGGAATCTCAAAATAAAGTTCAAGAAATAAAAAAGCACCCGAAGGTGCTTTTATTCATTTAATACGATGTTTATCTCTCAGGTTTAAGGCTTAACCTCAGTAACATTGATAGGCTGATCCTTAATTAGTTCTAGAATACCTTCACCATTTTTAAAGTGGATTGATACCCCTTGGCTATTTGCTAAGCGGAGCCCACTTGCTGATACGGCTCGTTTAAGTCGATAAGTTTTACCTGACTGATCACTTAGTTCCGCCGTTTCAAAGTTATCTGTAGTTCTAAGGATATATGTTTGATTATTTGGTCCAATAAACTTCAGTAATTGCTGTTCTTCAGTAATATTGATGATCTGTTTGGGCTTTAAATTTTCTGAGGATTTGTCTGTAGTAGTATTTTTAGAAGCCTTAGCCATATTAGAATTACACCCCATTAGAAATACACCTGCTGCTAGCGCCAAGAAGAGATATTTCATACTTATATTCTCCATTTTTAATTTTTGAATTCAACATAGATGCCTAATAGGGCCCATCTTAAAAGTAAAACATCAAAACATCTGTTAATTTTTGATAATTATTCTCATTCTTATTAATATATCTAGATAATTTGTGAAAAAATAAAGCTTATATTTCATCTTCCTAAATATAGATTATTTATTTTTATTAACTTTTATCTAATTTGTTTAATATAAATCTTTTAGTGAACAGGCACAAAAAAAGACGCTTATGCGCCTCTGTGCCTGTATTTTGGATTCAGTTACTCAGCTTTAGTATCAAGCTGCTACATTAAAACGATCAATGTGGCCAAACATGCTAAGTTCAGCATCATTTACCTTGGTAATGTCAGCCAGACATTCACCTTCAATATCGTAACTAGAGAAATCTTCATTGATCAGATCAAATTCCGTTTCCGGTGAAAACTCCACACGCCATAAAGTCACGGCAACCTTATCTCCTTTATAGGTATCAACACCTTTAAAGAAGAAGCGGTATTCATTGCCGATATCGTTTGCAATCGCAGTACGTGTTAATTTTCCGGCTTTACCTGACCACTTAACGTCACCAGTCGGTGCAATATTAAAAATTACTGTACCGAATGCCGAATCGAGTACATAGGTATTGGCATCAATATCTGTATCAGCGCCGTCTTTAAACTTAACTTCTGACAGATTACGCTCACCCAGATCAATCATGGTCCCAGCTTCAACAGTACCTAGTGAGCGATCAGCAATAGTGCTTGCAGATACTTCAGTAACTTTACCACTCATCACCATGGCAAGATTTTGCTTGGTTACCTCTTCCAGGGTACCGCTTACAGATACTCCTGTCTGCTTTCGCAGTACTGCATCTTTCGTACGAAAACCTGTTTTGGACTCATAGTGATCGGTTGAATCCGAAGTAATTTGAAGCTGCAGGGCTGGCATACTTCCTACCGGAAACATACCTGATACTGCACCATTAATAATTTTAGCCAGGAACAGTTCACCCTGTAACGAAATAACGTCTGGTTTATTTCCCATCTGCTTTTACCTCTTTTGTAGTTTTTGCTGCAGCTGGTTTCGGCTCTTCAGAAGGCTTTTCTACCTCCTTGATTGTACCAGCATCTAATTGCTGTCGGATTTCAGCATCGGTGAGTCCACCCACGAAATCCCCTTTTTTGAAACGCCCTAAAGGTTGCTGGGCTATATATTGTTTTGCTGCCATAACTGGCTCCTAGATAAATCGTTCTGATTCAAATACTGCGGTGAGATATGCAAAACCTGTACTAAAAGCTTCTTTCACATCAACCAGCATCAATTCTCCACGTGCCGAGGCTGGCTTCCAGCCTGAGAGCAACTGAATAACATCTTCAAGAAGATTACCCGCCTGATCTGTTACCGCTGAACCATCTATAGACTGTGAACGGGCATTCTTACAGGCCACGGTGACCGCCCACTGCTGGCTGATCATGTTCATTTTTCCCTTGCCCGCACTATCCTTAGGGCGAATCCGCACAAAGTTGACGTGAGCTGATGGGGTTACCTGACCCATTTCAGTCACCAGTACAGAGTTCAACGGCGTATAGATCTGCTTGAAATCCGGAATCTCCTTGAGCTTCTCGGCAATTTCTCCACGTACTGCAAAAAAGTCAGACACCTATATGCCTCCCGATAATATTAAGGATCTCTTCATCATCATCCTGATTGATGCCCAGAAAGGTACGAGAAGGGATATTGACCTGTTTCACTTTCCTGAACTGGCCACCCACCGCAAAGGTTAAGTACTCCGCCGTTTTAGGCAGAATGGTGGCACCAAAATGAAAGACATGGGCGTACATTTTGTTTGAACCCCACTCAACACCATCAGGGCGCAGGTTATAGTGTAATTCATTCATTAATTCACCCGTATCACGGCCTGTTTGACCATTTTGCATCTGAGCCCGCCATGACTGTTTCCATGGGTTACCATCTACATCATGCTGACCGATAAACCGGTCTTGAGTGGAATAAACTCCATAGCCACCAATCTCGACAAACATATCCTCCTTTCTGCTGTCGAAATCGGCCATATGCTGCAGTACTGCCATTACGGCAGATTCATTGTCAGGACGAATTGTTATAGCAAAAGCCATACCTCCTCCTTATTTAAATGAAGGCATCTTGTCTAGCGTTTCATCACCAAACACGCCTCCTACATAACTGGTTCCGATGGGCATTGTGGTAGGCCGGCCCTTGGGCTGATCATCTACAATTTCATTGGTTGCGGTCTGAATCTGTAGATGTGCTTTTTCATCTTGTACCCGTTCAAGAAATTTAATCGCATCTTTATAACGGTTACGTACTTCTTCAGTGGGTTGCTGGTAATAAAGCCGGTAACGGGCAATATCACAGGCCATGCGGTTCAGATTACTGGGCACATTGGGAAGAGGCAGAGGATAACGACCACCGATATAACCGTTAATCTCTTCTGCCGCATCCTGAAGCGCTTCATTGATAGAAACTGCTGCATCTGCATGCATCAGCTTTAGTTCTTCAATGTCATCAGCAAACCGCTTCACCATGTCTGCTTCTGTTGCGTACATAGATCACCTTACTTGGCTGCATCAGCACCCTGTTCAGCTGGCTTGTCACTAGTCTTAGACTTAGACGCTGACTTGGCCTTTTCAAGCTCAGCCACCTTTGCTTTAAGCTCAGCAACTTCCTGCTCAGCTTTAGCTTTGTCATCTGCTAAGGTTTTATTAGCCGTTGTCAGCTCTGCATTAGCCTTTTCAAGCTCAGCCAAACGTGCAGCGGCACCATCTGCTTTAGGCTCTTCCGGCTCCTGATATTCTTCAATAGCCCGAGATGCTAAAAGGGCCTGAAGTTGTTTAGCTTCAAGCCCTTCTATTTCCTGACCTGGACGGAAATGTCCGATCGACTGTCTTGCAATATACTTTGGCATTGAGTTCTCCTTATACAAAGCCACGACCACCCACTAAACCGTTCTTGTTGTTTGGAACAGCCAGTGGAGAGGATTCAGCGAGTAATTGAATGCTTGAAGGATTCTTTTCTTGCCATTGGCTTAAATAGAACTCTAGAGCCTGACCGAATGCTTCAACGTTTTGCAATGCACAATGTGCGATCCAGCCATTGGCGTCGGCAACCAGACCAAAGAAGTCTTCAGGGATAAAGCGTTCGGTACTACCCCCCATACTATGCTTAGCGTCATAGGTCCAGATTTCGATATTGTCCACTGTGCCTCGGAATTGTGGCTTATCAGATTGATCAAAGGTTGGAGTGAGCGGCACACTGATCCCTTTATACGGTGTAATGAATTTCTCATTAAACTCAGGATCTTTAGTTAATGTGTTGTACACCTTAGAAGTGGTTAATGCCATGATTGGTGATGTACCTGAATGTTCAACAGCCAAGTCAATCATCGCCTGAATATCCTTAACCGGTGTGGCTCCTGCTTGTCCCCATTTAATTAGAGGTGTGAAGTTACAGGCCGGGTTCCGCTCATAATCCACTTCGTACATCGGGAAATCTGCTGAGGCAAAAGTAGTCTTACCATATAGCAGTACATCACGGGCAATCAGCAGCTTCCGGTTTTCAATAGATTGACGCAGGTACAGAGCCTTTTGTGCCTGGTCGATTAACAGCAAGTCTGCATCAGACAATCGATTTGAACCTGTAGCAATCACACCATAACGGCGTAGCTGTGAAATCAGTGCCGTATTTTGTACTTCGCTTGGCATCACCGTCATCATCGGTTTTAAATAAGCCGGTTTAACGAATTTAACGTTACCAGACTCACCTACCTTGATCTGTCGGCCAGCTGCTGTCGGAGTGACAAAAGGTGCAAGTGGGGTTGCGGTGTTCAGCTCACCTACAGGGACTTCCTTCTTGGTATAAGAAACACGCTGAGGAAAAAACCGGTCCATCAACCAGGTATCCACCTTTTGAGTAGTATCAGTCAGCAGCACCAGCTGTGGTACATCCAGCAACTCAATGGGTGCATTTTGAAATGTAAAAGTTTGACTCATGTCTTAGTTCCCTACCACTTTACGAAGTTCAATTTTATTTTTTAATCCCTGTGCTCGCACAGCATCCATCTGCCCTGTTGCAAGCGCCTCACCTTTGACTGTAACAACAGCCACATCAAAGGCACCTTGTACATAGATCGGCATTTCGAGATTATGATTGGCATGGTAGGTCGACTGCTCTGCACTCATGTCTGCCAGTGCAATCGCATTCCACTCACCTACTACGTTTTCAGTTACCGTCGGATGATCTGCTACATTGTTGGCATCGACGTATAATAAATCCCCACGTAAATAGATGACTCCTGTTTTAGGTTTGGCATTCTCGGTACGAATACCATCACCGACCACCAACTGTTTATTTTCAATAGTTCCAGTTATGACTTGGCTCATGATTTAGTCCCCTGTTGTTGTGCTGCGGCAAACTGGTTAAATGCCTGGTCCAGTGCTGAACCTTGTGGAGCCTGTCCACCTTGCCCAGGATTAGCTTGATGGCTAAACAAGTGAGCAAATGCTGGATTTACACCTGGTGTTTGTTGTTGCTGTTGTCCAGCTGGTGGTTGTTGATTGCCTGCCGAGAATTGGCGAAGCTGTTTAGCCGTGAAGGTGAAAACCGAATCATCCATATTGGTATAAGCCGTTTTGTCTTCAGCACTGAACTGTGTTTTCAGCTCAGTTTCTAAAGCTGCAATTTCATCAGAACGCTTTTGTGCTTTGAATTGCTTGAGTTCAGCTAGTGCATTATCGCGCTCAGTTTCAGCCTGCTTTTGAGCAGCCTGTGCTTTTTCTAATTCGGTCACGTCTGTGTCCTCTTCTGGTGGTTGATTGGAGTTAGGTTTGCCTGAGAAGGCTTTGATTGATGTGTTCCGATCAGCACCGGTAGAGCAGATCGTGAATTCACGAATACGGTTGTTACGAAAAACGGCGATAGGTCCGGTAAATGATTGACCATTAACCACAACAGTCTGGCCTGTATTTACCTCTTCAACTGAGCCTGGATCAATGAACATAGACATTTGAAACGGAAACTCGTCATCAGAGTCCTGAACAATTTCCTTGGCCCGTTCATTAGTCAGGAAGTGTCCTTCTACATCGATCTTTCCATTGGTATCGACTTTTTTAACTACGCCTATACGATTAGAGCCGAAGTGCTCTTCCAGTAATGCAGTAGGTGAATCAATTTCGATACCCTCAAGATCAAAGACCACCCCGGTACGGCCCCAATACCAGTGACCATCTACACGTCCACCGCTATACGCCGTACCTTTAAATGTACGCTTATCTCCCTCTTTGGCCTGAGGTACCTCAATGGCTGATGTATTAAATAGATATTTCAGCCGTTCTTCATTTGGATCTGGCATTTTTCATGCTCCATAAAAAAACCACCCCGAATGGAGTGGTCCAAATTAATTTCTGAAATCTAGTTAGTTAAGGCTTTCAGTGTATAAACCATCTGACCATTTACTATTTCCCTTGAAACTACCTGAAAAGATATGCCTAAGGGAAACAGTACGCCTTGCCCTGCATTTAGCTTATCCAGATCAATACCTAAACCTTTAGTATTCTCAATCTGAATCACGATATTTGAGCCAGAACCTGCAAGCAGTAACGGCGCATCCAGAGTAATGACCTTACCTACCTCCAATGATGCAGCGTAGGCTAGTGAAGCTGATCCGGTCACTGTCGCTGTACTATTCGATGCTACTGCCTGCAACCTGCCTAAATCCTCCTTCAACCAGCGTTTAAGCACTTCCTCAGCCAGAGTGACAGGGGGCTGCTTTAACTGCGCCGTAAGAGCTGAATCATTGCCTTGTACATAATCCAGGAAAGTCTTAATTGTACTTGGACGTATTTCCGGATCTAAAGGTAAAACTGTCTCAACAATGGTTTCAAATAGATCACGGCTCTGCTCATCCATTGGAGCAAATAAACTGGCCAGCTTTTTACTTGCCGTCCACTCGGCTTTGATGACCTCTTTCTGCTTCAGCAAAAATGCTTTATCCATGTCAGAATCCAGGATCTTCTGATCTACCAGACCAGATAGATCGCCATAGGTCATTGGACTAGTACTCCACCCCATTTCCTCAGCCACTTCCGGTAGCTGATCATCAGGTGTAATACCATATTTCAATGCCTGCTTCTCGGTTAAGGCAATCACTGTACAGCGACACATGAAGCCCCACGGCGGGTAATACATGAGCCAGAACGGATCATCGATATGACGAATAATCCGGTTCAATGCCAGGTGACTTGGACGGACCCGGCTATCATCGATAGCTGAATACATCAGGTATGGTCGTTTGTCTCTATTGCGTTGTTGCTGTTGCCAGCGTCCATGACTATACGCCGTCTGAATATTGCTCCTAAAAACATTCTTGAGATAAGGCTCACTTAGCTTGATTTCATTTTTAGCGACCACTTTCTTAAAGTCCTCAAATGTCGAGCCATCTGCAATAGCCTTGTTTACAGCGGCTATCACAGTCTGGATCTGTTCTATGCTCGATAAAAAACTGACCGTGGTGGCCAGTTGTCGTGTCTTGAGATCCAGAGAGTAAAACTCATCAGGCAGTACAATTTTACGAGACCGGGCAAACTGTAAGGCCTCTAAGAATGTGACTGGCTTCATTTCCCCTCACTTGCTGTCATATACCCCAGCACATCACCTGCATATAAAGCCCGTTCCAGATTCGCCGTGAACTGCGACTGATTAGCCTCAGGCATTAGCTGCATTAGATGAAAGGCCAGTTCTTCTGGTGTTCCACTCTTCTGCAGGAGCTCGTTTACCTGGGCATTGCTTAAGAGTTCGATATTGTGCTGTGCATCAGTCAGCTCTTCTACTTCCTGCTGTTCAGGTGAAAGTTTTCTGGCATTTGCTGCAAAACTAAAGGCTTTATGGGGTAAAGCCTTAAACTGCAGATCGGGTTGGTTCAAGTCAGTTACAGACTTTAAATCACCCTCTTGCAAGCCATACTCACGAATAAAGTAGTCATCCGATAAGTTTGCACCTGCATTTTTCAGGTGAACATCCCGTTCGGCCTGCTCTTTGTTAAGAGGTTTAGCTTCCTCACCCAAGCTCACCTTATGTTCATCCCATCCATTGAGCATGCATAAGGCATCAACTACTGCCTGGATCGTTGGAGTCACTAGCCGCATATCAGATTTCAGTTTATCCTGTCGCACATTTTCATGTACCTGACCAAGAGCGCGACTGCCAGTTCCATCTGTACCACTGGTGAGTGTCTGTCCCAATACAACCTTTTGAATTTGCCGAATTAGAACGCTATTAAACATATCGAATGATGAGCCGGCTGTTCCATTTGCTCCGGCAGTCAGAACACTTACATCATCGTCCTTATCAATTGCGAGAACACTTTGAGCATGAGCATTGAGCAAAGCTTTAGCCATATCTTCTGTGCCAGTTGTATCCACCTTGCCGAGAAGTATGGGTGTACCAAAACGCTCCAGGAACTTGGCCCAGAATTTAAAGCCATTCTGTTTAAAGAAATAAAGCCAATATAGTGTGGCTAACAGTGCTTTTCCGTAGGGTTGCTCATAAGTGGCTTTACGGCGTGTCAGAAAGAACTTTATCTTTTGATCAATTTCTTCTTCTCGACCGTAACCGTCTTGCCGGTAGATTAATCGTCCATCATTTTTTGGTTCAAACCATTGCATGGGCTTTTCACCAATCCATTGCAGTCCCACATACCCTTCAGGCTTAAGCTCATATACGGCTTCCTGTACGGAGTAACCAAATAACAAGGCGTTTAGTGCAGCAGATGCAATTTCAAAATACCATTCTTTTAGTTCGATATTCAGTAGCGCTGCAACAGGAGTATCACTTGGTTCAATCCGAAATGGTGTAGCAAGCAATGCATCAATACGCGTCTCTATTGCTTGGGCAATTTCGTCATCATCCAGCATAATTTTCAGTCTATGCCGGGCTATACCCGCTTTACGTAAAACCTCATCCGTATCTGGCTGTCGGCCAAAGTTAGAGAGAAATTGCGTAACTGCTTCTTGTGTATATAAGTTGCCATAAGACAAAGCCTTTTTAGCTGCTTTGCCTTTTTTAGACTTTGCCATAGGTTTTCCTTACGAGAATGTTCGGCTTCCTGCTGTAGCAGGTTTAGCTTTACGCCTGCCCTTGGATATTTTCTCCAGGGCATAACGGATTGAATCGATGTAGTGGTTATAGGCATCAATGATGATTGGTAACACCTCATCCGTTAACCGGTCTTTTTTATAAGAGTAGTTTCTAAACTCATTTAGGGTTTCCTTACACCGAGGGTGAATATAGACCCGCTTGAATGACTGGATAAAGGCAATACCATCCTCGACTGAACCCTTTCCTTTTTCACATGCCTTGATACGGCTTAATCCGTTTCGTTTTAGATGGCTAATAGACTCGGGTCGTGCGTTATCGGCATAGATTGCATAATCTTCAAGATCAGGGATGAGTTTTGACAAGAACTCTACCGTATCATCCAGTTCTAGCCCTACAGCGCCTGCCTCATACTCAATCCAGAGGCAATCGTCATGAATCCATGAACGTGTCGCGGCCAGCGGATCATGAGCAAAGCCAAAATCCAGACCCTGATATGGTCCATCCCAGCTATAGGGATCAGGCTCAAATTCCTGAATTTCAAACTTGTTTCGAAAGATCTGTGCTTCAGATAATTCCAGATACTCTCCCTCCCAGATCCAGCGATAGGTCGAATCATCCAGAGTGGCCTGATCACGGCGGCGCTCGATTTCAAGGACCTCAGGAAACCATGGGTTATCGGTATAGTTCATCTCTACACCGAGACCGATCAGTTCACCGGTCAGGTCATCATAAATTTCTTCATGTCTGAAACGTGTACTGGTTGCACTATCACGTCGTTCAGGGTTCCAGGTAATCCACACCTCAGAGTTATCTTCACGCACTGTAGGTAGTAACTTGCGCCATGCCATCTCAGAAACGGTTTCAGCCTCATCTACCCAGCACAGCAGAATACGCGCTTTAGACTTGATGCTGTCCAGGTTGTGGCGTAGACCAGCGAATCCATAGCTCACTCTTTTATTTTTAGTACGAATGAAGTTCTCACCCATCTCGTAATAGCTTTTTAAAAAAGGAACTGAGCGAATCGCCTGTTTTATTTCTTCCATAGATGAATCAGCTAATGAGTTCATAAACTCACGCGCACCTAAGATCAACCCGCTCACACCAGCCTCGGCATATATATAACCCTTAATCGCTGTCATCAGTGCAAAGCTTCTGGTCTTACCTGAACCACGGCCACCCCATGAAGACCTGTAACGGATATTGCTGGTGCTAAATAGCGGGATGAGTTTAGGTGGTAATTCAATCTGTACCTTTGACATTAGGAGCCACCAGTTCAATTACCGTAGGTTTCGCCGCATTAAGAGATTCACCGTTTGTAGTTATATCTGTCTTTGTGATACGGCCATCTGTTTCTTGAAATGCTTGCTTTAACAGGTTCTGCTTTACGCGCTTATTTCGACCTGAATCTTCATACATCTTTTGAAGCTCACGCAAACGAAAAGCCTTGTTAGCAATCGCTATATCTTCGATATTTTCTCGAAAATCCTTGCGGGTACGCTCAAATAGTTCTGTCAGTTTCTTGCTTAGGTTTCTGCCTGAAAACTTTGTGGGGTCATAACCCTCACATTGTCTACGGTCAATCTCTATACCAAATCTTTGTTGGACAGCATCAGCCACCTGTTGAGGTGTTTCAAAGCAAGCAAGAGACTGAACTATAAAGATTTTTACAGGCTCTTTAAGTGCCGCCATAAATACCCCTTTGTCATGCTACGTCCAACAAGACAGGCAAAAAAAATGAGCCTTTCAGCTCTAACCAATCACACAGTTTCCACAACACGCAGCAATATTAGTTTCAGAAACAAACGGCGCATTCTTCGCAATTTCCAGTAAACGCTTAACTGACTCATCAGCTCCCCAGCGTTTGGTTTCACCAAAAAACACTTCTACATCATGGCCAGCAAGATAATGCTTTGGTAAGCCGGTCATATCGCTATAAATGATTTCGCCGTCCTCATCACGTTCAACACCAATATGATAAAGTTCATGCTCAATCAAACGGCAGAACTCACGATCATTAGAGTTTTCGCAAAAGCTTGCATCTACTGTAATGAGATAAACAGGTACATAGCCAAACCAGTCCCGCATCTGCTGTTCTTGCCTAGCCTTCTTCCAACCACCTTGGTTAAACATCACCTTTTCACATTGGCCCAGTACCACACGTTTTTTCGCTACTGCCGCAGATGAAGCCCAAGCAAATGCCAGGAAGGTTTCATCATCATGAAGCAGCTCAGCGATATGATCATGGTCCGGATTGTGCAGCTGGCCACCCAAGGTTAAAAAGTTTTTAAGCACCCATTCTTTTAATTCAACGGCGGGTGCCAGCCGGATTGCTTCCTCTTCCTCTGCCTGATCAATCAGATCCGGCGGTGGGAATGGTCTGAACTGTTCTATCATTCATTCGCTCCAGTTCTTTTTTAATCCAGTTAATGACATAGCCTGAAAGTATTGAATCAGGATGAAAACGTTCGAACGTATAACCCAGTTCTTCTGCATGGTCATAACGATCCATGCTCCATGCTTTATTGGCCAGCTTACCCCTGCGTCCACCAGACCAAGGACCGCCTTCAATCTCAATTAGCAGTCGCAGCTTTACAATATGAAAATCAAATCGCCAGTGCTTAGTGGTTTTAAACTGAAACTTTCGTTCATACCCAATTGAGTGTTCTTCGTAAGCGTCCGCTGAACACACCTTATGAATTCATCCTATAAGCCTTAATTTAGTCCCCACTTAAAAACAAGTGGGGACTAAAATTCATGACTACAAATAACCAGACATCCATCGCATCTCTTGCGAAAAAACGAAGAACATACAGTGCTGAATTTAAACAGCAGATCGTTCAGGCTTGTAAAGCACCGGACGTTTCAATTGCTTCGGTCGCTTTGCAACATGGATTGAATACAAATCTTGTATCCAAATGGATTCGCTTAATTGATGGTAAGCCAGGGAATGATCGCTCACCACTACCGAATAAACCTGCATTTATTGCCTTATCTTGCTCTGCACCATTAGATCCTACTCCTACTGACATGTTAACGGTTCAAATTACTTTACCCCACTCAAAAGCAGAAATTGGCTTGAAATGGCAAGTATCAGAAATATCTGCTTTAGCAGAATTACTCAAGGCACTTGCAACATGA